TCGACCAGTTCGGACGGGTCGAACAGTTGGTCGCATTTCCACGTGCCACGCGTCTTCACCGGCAACGCAAGTTTCCCGTGGTCGGATGATTCCTCNTTGGTAATCTCCATCGGATCACGCGCGTAGTTCGCAGTGAGGCCCGAGGGCAGNCCGAGGGTGCTCTCGACGGATGAGACTCCTGNGCGCCACGATGCTTCGTCTGAATAAAGTTTCGCCTTTCCGCTCACGACAACGTCCCCCACGTGATGCCGTATCGGGCCGCTAGATAAACCCCCACCTCGTTGCCCTGCGAATCGGAGAGGGGGGCGTCGAAAAGGATGACTTCGTGGATTTTACCGTTAAAGTAGTTGCCCTGCACCCCACCGGCCGATCCGATTGTGGCGGCGTCGTGCGCGGTACCTCCAAACATAACTACGTTCGCCGAGGCGGTCTGCGCCGAATCGAAGACGTCGGGCGAGCCGTTCTTGTACAGCTCGTAGGTATTGGCGGTGGCGTTCGCATTCACAAAGGCGACCTGAAGGTCGCCGGGGTCGCCCTTTGTGAAGTAGCCGGTGACGGCGGGGTTGTTTGCGCGAGTCTTGCGCAGAGTGCCGATGTAGCATGCCGTCGAGGAGTTCAGTATTTTTGAACTGTAGCCGCCGCCTAAGCCGAAGAGTTCAAATGTCGCGTCATTGCCTTCGGGCGTGAACACGATGAACGCAGACCCATCCAAATCGGAAAAGTCGCCCAGCATCTGCGACATCCAGAAAAACAGATTGTCGTCAGTTCCGTCGAAATCGATGGAGGAGGTGTCGGGCGGACCGGCCGCCGCCGCCCAGACTGCCTGCTTCGATCCCGTGTACTGGGTCGCGTAATAGTCGCGGGCCTTGTCCTTCCACAGGGCCACGCTTTCGCCATCGGCTGCCGCCGTTCCGTCACTTTTGAAGACGTTTGACGCTCCGTCGAAGTGAGCTACAGGCGTGATGCCCGTGACGCTATAGGACGTGGCGCTGACAGTCCCCAGAGTGTAGTCTCCGGTGACGTTGTTGTAGACGGACAGGTTGTACTTCGCGCCGAAGTAGTCGTGGATCATGTCCCAGTCATCGGATGAGAGGACGGAATTGAAGACGAGAATCTCGGCGATGTAGCCCTTCAGCTTGTAGATGGTGCCGCCGCACCCGATCTTCATGGAGTTGTCGGCGTTTGTCCCGAAGTTTGCCGAGATGTACGAGGAGTGGTCATACTGTTCGCGCTTGTTGAAGTACAGCTTGTAGGTCGGCCCCGTGTCGTCGATCTGGAGACCGTACACCGCAGCGGAGCGTGTGGGGGGGTATTTCTCCGCGAAGTTCCCGTCATTGATCCGCGAACCGAGGAAGGCCGAGGACCAGAGGCCGGCGCCTGAGAAAGTCCTGTCATCGGTCGCGGCAGACCCGGTGTCAGTGAGGGCATAGGTTGTTTCGGCGTCCGGCTGATAGGCGATTAGCATTGTCACGTCCTTGTCCGCGAAACTTACGTTTGAGAAAAAGTCAGCGTCCGTGAGGACATCGTCAACACCGTCGAAATAGACTGCGGGACTCCCTCCGGCCCAAGTTTCCTCCCATACCGGTTGATAGTCTGGGCTGGTGGACGTCTGGATGAAGTCGTGGTCGTTGCCGGACCGATCGCCCCATGTAGCCACGGAGGCGCCGTCTGACGGATTGTTTCCGGCATCCGCGCCATCAAGTATGGATGCATCGAGGTGGAGNTTGGGAGCGAGCGTTAGCCCGTAGAGCGTATCGTCGATGGTGCCGAGGTCGTACTCATAGCCGCCGCCTGCGGGCGCGCCGGAGGGAGTGGCGGACCTCCCGCCACCCAATCCCAACTGGATTCCCAGTCCTTGCGGCATCAGACGTTGTAGGCGATGACGGCGCCGCTGGCGAGCGTGATGCTGCTGAAGGCGCCGTAGAGGACCGTGTTGGCGGCGAGGGNGGTAGCGTCCGTAACGATGTTCGTCAGGTTGTCGATGTTCGACGTCTGGGCCGCAAGCACCGTGTCCTCCGTGGCTTGTATGGCGAACCAAGTGCCCGTCATGGCCCCTGTGTCGCCCCGGTCGTAGCTAATGTACTCCCCCCCGTTAAGTCCCAANCCTCGATATTCCGATACACTGCTCATATAGTTTTCCTCGTTAGTTACGACGGTGACGCCGCCGTTGTTCCGTAAGTGGTCATTAAAATGCGTGATTGCTGGTTTTGCTGACGTTCAAGCTTGTCCAGCTCGGATGCGAGAATTGACTCCGCCTGGGCGAAGGCTTCTTGGCCTTTACTGGTCTGGCCGTCGGCTACCAACCAGTCGCCGTAACCGCCCATGACCGCATAAGGGGCGAAGAGGTCGGGATAGTCGGTGGCGCTCCCGCCGAAGCTGCTGAAGGGGGTTCGGTAATGCACCCAGACGGGCGCCGTGGACGAATGGTTGTCGAGGACCGCCAGTCCGTATTCGCTCGTTCCCGCCTCGGGTTCGATGCGGAAGGCGATNGGGGCNGGGACGCTCGCGCCGAAGGGATCACTCGTCCACACGTTGAATACCGTGTCCATCGTGGTNCCGAAGTCGAGGACNGCGATTATGGTGGCCGTGGCGGTGGCGGTAGTACCCCCACCTCCGGGTCCGGCAATGGTTACAGCCGGGGCGGAAGTGTAGCTNCCCCCTGCGGCGGTTACCGCTATGCCGTTTACCTCTTCATCCGAATTAATGGTGGCCGTACCGGCGGCGCTTCCCGCTATCGTGACGGCGGGAACACTTCCGTACCCGCTCCCCCCACTCCCCACGTTCACGCTTCGCACGCGCACGTCGGGTATTACTTGTTTCAGGACGCAATTGAAGGGCCAAGTNGTTCTGTCCCACGCCAGTTTGCCAAAGCGATTGAAGCTNGCTACCGCCGCGTCCTCCTCGCTCGACTGGAGGGCGTCCAAGCCGATCAAGTGGCGCAGGGAAGTCTTCATCCCGCTGATCGTGGTGACCCTCATGCGGCGGTTCCCTCCCCCCGGAACTCGGGGTTGTCGCGAACGAATTCGCGTATGAATCCCTTGTCCCCCCAGCAACCCTCGTGGCTCTGGTGCCAGCGAAAGTATTCGCGGGCGGGTATGACCGCCTTCAGTTGGCCGAGACCGTCCATCTTGGCGCTGCCCATGTCGCGGACTTCCGCGTTGGCCGCTGCCGCCCGTTGGGCGGATTCCACGCGCTCAAGGTCGGCCTCGAAGCGCAGATGCCGCTCAAGACCCTCCATGAAGGCGCTTCCGTTACCCTCCTTCCACTTCGGCAAGAATACGTCGGCCATAGTTTTATGGTCTTTCGGGGGAATGCCGCCGCCCGTACCCCCACGAGCGACGGCGAACTATCCCCCAAAAAAACTAGACTGTTAAGTTACCGCGAATTGACCGAGGTCGAGGATGCGGAGACCGATCACGATTTCGCCAGCAGTTGCGCTGGCGATGGCCGCGTCGGTTACTTCAAGGAGGACGCTTGTGTCACTAGCTACCGCTTTCACGGCCTGTGTCAGACCACCCCCGGATGTCGCTGTTCCGGCATCCCAGTTTTCCCCGGTGTTGAATACAGGGTTTGAGGTTCCATTCCCCATGTCGTCCACGTCGAGGGCATTGATGAACTCGTCGGGATCGCCGGTGGTTGTTCCGACGTCGATGACGAGTGACGTCGTGCCCGCGAATGCGGTGGCCTCATAAACGCCGCAGAGTTCCACCGCCCCACCCGCTGGGATGGTTGCGATGGTCTGCTGNCCGCCGTTGCCGATTGATATTAGGTCGAGGTAGGTCAGACGAATGACGTCCGTGAACCCGCGACCTGCTTCATTGTTACTTAATTCTGCCATGATTAGTTTCTCCTAAGTTATGGATTATCAAGAGAAAACGCCATGCGCCTTGGGGCTNTAGCAAGCNAGCCCACANACGACGTCAACATAACCTCTTTTCCCGCCTCCTTGGTCTTCCAATTCGGTGCGGGATTCCGCCTTCAGCGTGAACACGCCGACGTATTCCGGATCGACTAGGAGACCGGCGTCGGCCACGACCGTTCCGGGCGCGCCTGCCGTCCGTGAAACAAAGGTCGAGGGAACTATGGCAACGTTGCCAAAGTCACCTTCGTATACGTTGACCGTGAGCGTGATTTTCTTTGAGTCGGCGGTCTGTGTGACCGTGTAGACCGAATCATTGCTGGTGGTGTCCGCCCGCGAGAAGAAGCTGATGTCCTTCTTGAGCGTTGCTCCGGCTATTAGCGTCAACTGGCCTCCGGGCAAACCGTTCGCGTTGTACAGGTCTTGCAGGACGCCGTTGAAGAGAACCTCCGTGATCGGCGTGGTGGTGTCGCGCGCAACGCACTCGTAGGCGTCGGGAACGTCCGACAGGCTCGCCTCCAGCCACTTGGTCAGTCCGCGAGTCAGGTACGGCGACCCGGCGCCCGCGTCAGCTTGGCGGTCTTGAGTCGAGCAGATAGCCGTCTCGATACTTCTTTTCACCTGACGCGTGCTCTTGCCCTCGGCCTCGGCAAATTCACTTGAGACCCCGGCCACGCTGGTAAGCTGTTCGATGTCGCTCACCATGTAGCTATCGCGGAATTTTTGCACGTAATTTCCAAGACGCGCCCGGTTCACGGTAGCATTTTGAAAAGACGTTACGTCCTCGCCTTCGTTGACGCCCGCGATGTTCGGGTCTAAAAGAGAGTCGCATTGCCATTCATTGTACGTAGCGGTCGCTTTTTTCTTTTTTGCAAGGGAAAGTAGAGGCGTTGCCTCAGGTTCGAGAATGGACAAGATATCGGTCAAGTCTTCTCTATTTCCCGTAGTGTTGTATGAAGTTGCTAGTGCCACTTCGTTGCCCTCCTTGGGCTGTTAGATGTTAAGTTTTTACGCTGCCGCTCGTTTGAGTTGCAGGTACTGGTTGTAGTCGGCCATCGAGCCGGATGCGTCGAACTTCGCTTTCGCCGCCGTCAGAGCTTTCTTCCCCGTCACTTCCCCCTTCGGAGCCTTCGGCGTTCCCGCCGCTTCTACGTTCGCCGCAGGAGCCTTGGGTTTCTTCGCCTTGGGTTTTCCGTTCGCTTCCGCAGCGGCCTGCTCCTTCTGTACTTGCCGCAGTCCCTTTACCATCAACCCCAACGCAAAGTTGGAGTTGGGCAAATGGTCTACCAGCGGTTTGTACAGCGGTGATTCCTTCACTTGCAGGAACATTGCCATGTCGTCGCTTTCGGGTTCACTGAGGAACCCGAAGGTCTGGACGGCCTGTTGGTCGGATGCGTTGCGNTCCTTGATCCAAGCCTGNCGCGCGGGCACGTCCTTTCGCAGGATGCGCCGAGCGTTGTTCTTGATGCGGCGGAGATCGGCCTTNGTGTAGGTCTTCTCACCGTCCTTCGCGACGAATTCGTTGCCGTCGTCGTCGTATTGGGACTCGTTCTCCGCGCTCTCCTCGGCCCATTCGACCAAGGAGTTCAAGTTCTCGGCTTCCTTGAGCAGTTGATCGTCGGTCACCGCGTTCGTAAGGGCGTTGTCCCGCAGGAATGCAGGCGCCTCGTTCGCAGTGGTCGTCTGTTGTTGCTGCATCTGCTGTTGCAGCGCCAGGTTCTGCTCGGCCAGAGTCTTCTTCTGGGCGGTCAGTTTGCCGAAGCGCTTAACGGCGGATGCATTCAACTGCTTCGCCAGAGCCGCCGTCTCGTCTTCCGTCAGGGAGTCGAGATCGACGTTGTGCTTGGATTGGGTCTGTTCGGGTTCGGTTTCCTCTGCGGGCGGGTCCGGTTCGTCCGGGGCTTCCTCCTGCATGGCCTCCGCCAAGGGATCGCCTTCGTCCACAGCTTCTTCTTCAGCGGATTCGGGTGCTTCCTCGGGTTCGCCCTCCGGTGTTTCCTCGGATGACTCCCTGCGCTCCAGCAATTGTGAAGCGTATTCGGCCATACTGAGGTTTCCCTCGGGCTGCGTTGATTCTTCCACCGCGCTTTGTGTAGGGGGCGCGGAGACTTCCCCTTTTTCCAGTGTTTCCACAGTGTTGGCAAAAGTAACTTATTCCGGACCGGACTTCAATCCTTAATGCAAGTAACTTGCAATAAGCGGACAAAAAAAGCCCCGCCTGCGGCGGAGCAGACGGGGCGGGTGTGGTAGGGCCGGTGGTTACTGGCCCAAATTCGCTATGAAATCCAACTCCTCGTCCACGGCTTCCAATTTGCCCGTAAGCATGAAGTGACGGTTTACGCTCTCTATGACGTCCTGCGTCTGGAGTTGACGGATGATTTCCTCCCGTTGAAGTTCGCGGAACTTGATGAACTCCAGAAAATTTGGTTCGCCCTTCAGTTGCGCCATCGATTGCTGGGCCTCTTCGAGGTCGAGGTCGTGGTAAGTCTTCTTGAGGGATCGCCCCCTCCCATTGAAAAAGTTTATGATGCTCAACCTATTTCTTCTTTCCCTTNGCCCTTTGACGGGCGTAGTANGCCGTTAATTGTTTCTTGCTTAGAATTCTTCCCGTGGGGGATTTGTACTTTCCGTTCTTCAGGCGCTTGAAAGGCATTTCAACGAGTCCCCGAGTAAATGAGGCTTAATACCAGTAGAAGGACGTCTATCAACGCATCGCGCTCAAGGAAGAACATCCCAATCGCTATGAGCCAATACCACTCTCGCTGGAGAGAGGACAAGTCACTTCTTCGCTTTCTTCTTGGCGGCTTTCTTCTTGGCGGGAGCCTTCTTGGCGGGAGCCTTCTTCTTGGGAGCCTTGCCGCCCTCCCATGCCTCGTTCACCTCGGGCGTGGAGGGGTCGTCCGCCTTTAACTTGCCGCCTTTGCCCCTCGCGCGCGCGGGTTTTTTAATAGGCGCCTCAAGGGCGGGTTGCTTGTGCAGGAAGTCCTGCACGGCGTGCTTGTAGAGGAACTTGCCCACGACTTGCCCGGTGTGCGGGTTCCTTACGTGGAATCTGCCGCCGACGTTCTCGATTGAATAACCTTTCATCTTTTTCCTTTCTTGCGACTAAGCAGCCGCAGTTTCGCCGTAGGGCGTGGGCGCCGTGCCCAGCCTGCCGATCTCGGCGTTCTGTTTCTGTGAGATTTGCATTTGAAGTTGTTGGAGGTAGGTCTCGATGCGGCCCTGTAGGGCAGGGTCGGTCTGTACCTTCTGCGTGATGTCGGGTTGCTGTAACCACTGCTGGAACATCTGGAGTTGAATCTCGGGGGAACCGCCGGGGCGTACGTTCGGCGGGACGCCCGAGTAGACTTCCGTGATAGCTTGGCGGGCGCCTTCCATGGCGCGGGCGCTCGCGGTCTCCTTCGGGAGCATGATCCGCTCGGCGGCGCCGGGGAGGATTTGTTCAGTGGCTACGATCAATAGTTGCTCCGTGTCGAGGACGCCCGACTTGTCCAGCATGCCCCCCAGTTCCGCTATCGCCTTCACCCGCTCAACCATCATGGCCGGGTCTTGAGTGGCTACGTCGAACTGGAGCCAGAANTCGTATCTTTCGCCCGCCGGTCCCTTGGAGTACTTCTGGACGTCGTTCACGCCGGTTACGCGGAAAAACTCCGCATCGGGGCCGTATTGCTGATAAAGAGTGAAGACTTGGTCGAGGACGTGCTTAAGGTGACTGAAGACCTTGTCCACCGTGGCCTGCTGTTTAGCCATTGCCTCGGTCGGGTCAACGCCGGGAGCGTTGCGGCCAAAGTAGCGGTCGGCGGATTCCTTAATATATCGACGCAATTCGATATTACCCGTGTCCAGGCGCGGCGTGTCCGCGAAGCTNACCTCGTTCGGGACGCGATAAGGAACCTTTACGCCCGGTCCCCATGCGGTCGGGCAGCGGCCCAAAGGGTGCTGGAGGGGAGGCAGCGTGGATAGACTCTGGCGGTCGATGGCGGCGTCGGTCTCGACCTTCAATACCTGTTGCAAAGATTCGACTANNTCGGGGTAGCTGCGGGATGANTAGAAGCGCTTATTGTTCTCCTCCAGCTTGGTCGATATAAAAGGATACTGGCCGTGCCCNTAGTCTAAGAGCGTATGCTTGGCGAAGAGGTCGTCGCCTCCGAGGCCATCACAGAAGACCGTGCAGTATATTCCCGGTACGTCGTCCTCATCGAGTAGACGCTGGTAGCAGTACACAATCGGCAAAGTCTGGTCGGGCGATTCCATGAAGTCGTCGCCGTCGCGCAGACGGCCCGCGTTGCCCGCTTGCGGTTCGCCCCCCGCGCCCATGCTGTCTATGGCCGCGTCTACGAACTTGGAGTCCCATCCCTCGCCGGAAACTTTGCTCTTCAGCATCTCCGGCGTCATCCGGATTACGTGGAAGACGTAGGGAGCCTCGTTCGGGTCGATGGTGTAACTGGGCCAGAAGACGTCCTCGCTCGGGGATAGAGCCTTGATGCGCGGTTGGTTGATCACTTGGCGGGTCACGGGGACCGTGGTCTCGCCGTCCTCGCGCAACTCGCGCAGCATCGCCTTTCCCTTCGCCTTGCTCACATTGAATTGGTCCGTGAGCATCTGGGTCAACTCCTCGTCCATGCTGCCGTCGATGATGACCTCCGCTATCTGCGGCATGGCCTGCGCAATCTCCTCAAGGTTGATAGCCTGTTGCTGCTTCAGGTCGTGGGAGTCCCAGTAAACGTAGGTAACCGCCAAACCCTGCTCGAACAAGTGGTTCAGGCTTAATTCAACCTGCTCATACCATTCGTCCATCTTGGAGTTGATTAACCAGCGGAGGAAGGCGCTTACCACGCCCGCCCTGCCGACGTCGCTGCTCTCAACCGGGGTCGCCACGATGTGGGCGCGGCGGATGGCCGACATGCACTGGGCGATGCGGCAACTGATTAACTCGTCCGCAAGGCGGACCTCCTGGTCGCTTGCCCCGTTCCACGGGAAGACCGTCCCCGTGCTCTTTAACGGGACGTGCTTCTTGAAGTCGGAGGATTTTCCGCTCCATTGGCAGTTGCGGACCTCCCAGTCGCGCTGACGGCGGTCAAGCCATTCGTCCAAGTCGTCCTGCGTTTCCGAGAATGCCTGCTGGAGGTACTCGACGTCGGGTTCCTTGGATGCATACAAAAGTTCCGGATCGCTGGACTCCATGTTGCAAAACTAAAGGTTGACGCAATTCGCGTCAAATCAATAACCGCCCCCGCCCGTGCAGGCGAGCATCGAGTTGGTGACGTGCTCGGGGTCGCAGATGCAAAAATAGCGTAAGCAATCTATGAAGTCCTTGAATTGCTCGGTGTTGCCCGAGCCGGTGTATTCCATAAGGCAGGTGATCAAGTTCTCGCAGCGGTCGGAGACGTACAGGCGCGGGCGGTTCTCCTCCGTCAGGGGTTCCGAGTCGTCCCATGACAATAAGTCGTTTATGCGGGCCACCCCCGCCTCGATGTCAACGCCGGGGGCAGCGCGAAAAATGAACCCCAGTTCGCCCATGCTGTTTATGATGTTGCTCGTCCCCTCCTTCGTTCGCACCGTCGCCGCCCCCATTCTGGGGTCTACGATGCGCTCGAAGATTTCCTCGCC